TTATCTATAGCGTTTTTTAGCCATTGCACGCCTTATCTGAAGGTATTTCACAAAGCCTAGAACGTCATCGCTGATCTTAGGGCTAAAGGTATTACGATAGCCGATGGGCTCCTCTTTGAACTTTTCCTCAAACACTTTGAAAGCCCAACCCGATGCATAACCTTTGGCATGACCAAGCGTCACAAGATCAGAATACCAACGCTGTTTGATTTTATGTTGCTCACCGAATAGGTCCAGTTGTTTATTGTCGATCTCAACAAGCATTTCTTTTGTATGCTTCATTGGCTTTAACTTAGGCAACTCATAATTGCAGTTGAAACATTTGTACGTCAACATCTCAGTTCCGCACTGTGGACACAAAGAAGGTTCTTTTTTCTTTTTGGATTTAACTAAATCATCCTCGTTGTATTGATGTCTTGATTGATGCAGTCGAGTTGGAACAAGGTCCTCAACGAGTCCATGACGATGCACGTTCTTAGCATGGTCTAAAACTATGGCATAAGGTTTGTTATCTGCTATGCGCATAACCCTGCCGTATCGCTGCACGATATTAATTTTAGAGTGGCTTGAAGCGCAATCAATAAGGCAAGCAACAGAGGGTTCATCGTATCCAGTATTTAATAGTTTAGCGTTAGATAATATTTTGAACTTGCCAGAATTATGATCTTTGAATAACTTCCTACGCTCATCAGGAGACATATAACAATCGATGTGCTTGGCTGTTACGCCAGCTTTAATAAACATATCGACTAAGAATTTTGACTGCTTAATACTTGGACTAAATGCAATCGTCTGTTTGCCTTCACCATGAAGTAACCAGTTCTGAACAATATCACCGAGCAAGGTTTTGTCATTTAACATTGCTTCACCTAGCTCCTCTTGATCAAAGTCAGTTCCACCCGTGCTTAATGCTTTACGTTTTATCTTTGATGTATTAACAGACCTTCCAACAAAGTAACGCACAGGCGCAAGATAACCTTGATCTAAAAGCTGACGGGTTGTGATGGGTAACAATAAGTCAGTGAAGTAGTCACCGAGCTTTTTGCTGTAAGGCGTTGCAGATAGACCTATGACAAATGCTTCTGGATAATTCTTGAGATACTTTTGCAAGAAGGTATATTGCGTATGGCACTCATCAACAATAATGACATCGAATGGATCAACGTTTTTGCGTCTTGATAATGTTTGCACCGAGACGATCTGAACAGATTTGTTTTCATTCTCAAGTCGATGCTGTCCTTGCAACACGCCAAAGTTAACGCCGTATGATTTGAATGCATTTATTGTTTGATCGATTAACTTAATACGATCACAGATGAACGCACCTCGCAGACCTTCATCCTGACATTGCTTCATGATGTGCGCTGCAACAATGGTCTTACCGAATGAGCATGGAGCAGCTAACAAGACTCGCTTGTGTCCCGCTTGAAACGATTGCTCGATCATGTCTATTGCTTTCTGTTGATGTTCCCTTAGTTCCATTTGTCCTCCTTATTACAGACATAATACGACTCTTTCCCTCGATATACCACCTTTAACAACAGATAACTAGATGATACACCGCTAGCCCGAAAGCTAAAGCCCGAAGGCTTGGTACTTGATTCGACACACATTGCTGTATGAAGTCCCTCAATTTCTGTTAGCTCGACTTCGTTAACTCCGAAGAGTATCGAGGTACTCGTTGACAGTCGTACGTCAGAGCGAGTTTTGTGAAGCCTTGCGCTTGGGTTCTTATATGATTAATGTGGTAAGCGTACATCTACAACCCACAACACTATGTTAACAAAAATATTTTCATTTGTGCAAACATTCATGAAAGTTTTTTGGTACACTTGTTCTTAGGACATCTCCTAACATATTCTTGATTAAGTTTTTTTTCGATACGGCTGGGTGTACGCATTATCCTCCTTTTGCGTGCTTTGCAGATCCTGAAATCTACAATCCCCCGAAGTTCTCACATAATCTGACCAGCTAGAAAAAATAATTGTTGACATCATTTGCAACATTCGATACACTATATATATCGATTGCAAAGGAGGACACATGAATCGACAACAAACAAGACAGCACAGCAACAAAATCAAAGTCACAAAAAAATACATTCGTGACATGGTCAGATTGCTATCAAAAAAAGAGTACGAACTTAACTTACCCAAAAACGCAAAGGACACAGCTTTAAAAGTTTTAAAGTTTGTGCATAATCCAAATCATAGGTCACGCGCTGGTGCTCATGTAATCAAAATAAATTTGGGAGCATGGTGGCATTATGGCAGACCTGAGTTTGTGGAATATAGCTTTTTTAGCAAAGACCCTGTGATTGGAACTATCAAGACGCACTCTGAGTGGGATGAGCTTTTAGTTCTTGCTGCGCATGAATTAGCGCATCATATCCAACACAGGTACGCAAAATATTTGCCAAGATACAGAAGTATCAATGATCGTGGTCATGGCGATATTTTCAAATCAATCTATCGTTACCTAAGGCGTGACTTTGTAAACAAAAAAATAAACACTAGCTACACAAGTCATGGTGACTGGGATACTTTTACAGTTAAGCCGAAAGTTAAAAGAGTTATGAAAGACTACAAAAAGCTATGTGAGCTTGTCACTAGTTACAATGATCGCACAGTCAGAATTTTGGAGTGGCATAATTCGGTTGCAGTTTATGAGTATGCTGACTATGATCATATGCCAAAAGATGATGATAATCAGTGGGAGCACGTAGAGGAATTTTATGATCGCCATATGTTTTCCCAAGCCTATAGGTATGCTAAAGATAGGTATCAAGCCAAGATACCACTAGCGTATAGGCAGTAATGAAAAATAAATGTGTGAGGGTGTTTACAACATCCTCAACATTTGCGAGAATAACTTAAAGCATAGTAGATCAAAGGAGGATAAATGAGCTACGAACTAAGCACAGACAACATGATGCAAGAACTGTATCGTGATTTTAAAAACGCTGAGATGAAACTTTGCATGGCAAGGATTCTGACTGGCGCATCAGGTTCTCAACGCACTTATTTTATCGAAAGGATAGGTGAGTTAAGAAATGAAATTCCTTTAGCGGATTTTGAAGCAAACGTCAAAGAAGTAGGACACCTTAATTGGCTCCACATCGATGACTTTATCGTTAATCAAGAAAAACTACTTAGGAGGTAGAATGAAATTAAACAACTTAACAATTGAAAAAAACGTACGCATACCATTATCAAACTCTGGACCAACCATGAAAGGAAAGAGCAAATACAAAGCCTTTTTGGAATCTATGGAGGTTGGCGACTCAGTAATGCTTGACTTTAAAACATACGGACCAAGAGATCGCAGCAGTTTCCAAGCTGGTATGTACAAATACTCTAAAGAACTTGGCATGAAAGTCACAACAAGAATGATTATGGGCGAAGGCTTTAGAGTTTGGAGGGTAGAATAGTGTCAGAATCATTTCAGAAACAAGTCTGGGATAAATTCAAATCCCTTGAGGTCAGACTCGAAAAGAAAGGTAAGTTCAACTACGCATCATGGTCAGACATGATGACAGTGTTGATGGAGACCTATCCTGAGTCAGACTATAAGTTCTGGTACGAGCCGTTTGATGATGGCACTGTCATGACTTATTGTGACTTAGCCATTCGAGAAGGTGAGAAAGTTTGGAAACGATTCATGTGGTTACCTGTCATGGATGTCAAGAACAACTCAATTAAAAACCCAACGACACGACAAGTCTCAGATACTTATATGAGATGTTTTGTTAAAGCACTCGCAACAGCTGGGCTTGGTCTATACGTTTACAGAGGGGAGGACATTCCATCTGAAGATAGACCAGCCACGCCTGAAGAGCTGATGTACGCCATGAACAAAATGGAAGAGACCGACACTGATTATGTAGGAGTCTTGAAACATTTCAAAGTCGATGACATCAACGAGCTGACCTACAGTCAGTATCATGAGCTGATGGGTATCTTAACTGCGAAGGAGGAAAAGAATGCAGCATGAAGTTGATATCTATGAATCCTTAGAGCAAGGCACTGACGAGTGGAAACAACTGCGAGCAGGAGTTATTACTGCAAGCAGAGCCAGTCGATTGGTAACGAGCAAGGGAGAAAGGTCTAAAGCAGGATTTGATGATCTTGTCGCAGAACTAACCGCAGAGACAATCACAGGTGAGCTAACTGACTTTCATGTCAATGATGCCATGAAGCGAGGCACTGAACTAGAGCCTCAAGCTAGGTCCGCCTTTGGTCTCTTTAGCAATTACAACGTAGAGCAGGTCGGCTTTATCAAGATAAAAGATAGGGCTGTCGGATGTTCACCTGATGGCATTATTGTCACAGGAGAAGCCACCAAAGATCTATTGGAGATCAAGTGTCCGTTACCCAAGACGCATATAAAGTATCTTGACGGACCAGAGGTCGTCCCTACTGCTTACGTTGCTCAGTGTCAGTTTCAGTTATACGTTACTGGATCTGAGGTCGTACATTTCTTTAGCTACAACCCAAGCATGAAACCATTTTACGTCAAGGTTAAAAGAGACGAGAAGTTTCAAAAGCTCTTGCATGAGCATTTGCTTGAAGCTGAGGAAGCCATTAAAATCAAAGTTGAAAAACATAGGAGTTAAAATGTCAGAACAACAATACGATGAAACCAACAAGTGTTCCTTCTGGAAAAACGACAGGAAGGAAGAAGATTGGCACGCAGACTTTAGAGGTGTGCTAAACGTAGAGGGCAAACTTTATTACGCTGACCTACGCAAAGTCACCTCAGAAAATCCTAACGCACCAGTGCTTAGATTGAACATCAAGCCTAAAGGTGCTGATAAGCCTAAGACGCTAGAAGATAACTTAAAAGATCTACCGTTCTAGGAGTTATCATGGCAAAGAGGAGGACATTAGGAAAAATGTTAGACGAAGCGATTATCACAAAAGAGTGGAATCGCTCCGATCTAGCAAGCAAGATGAATGTGCATAGGTCACAGGTCACCAAGTGGATCAATGAGGATAACTTTAACGCAAAGACAGCGATTAGGTTAAGTCATGCGCTTGATATTGATCCTGAGCCTTTCATCGATGAAATCGTCAAACGTTACATGGATGACGTTAGGAGAGAGCATCGTGTTTAAGGAAGTGACGCAACGCTTTCAGGGTGAGTTCTCATGTATCGAAAACGAAGAGCAACTTAAGATTGCTATCGAAAAGATACAGAACATATTTAAACGTGATGGCTTTATCAAGGTTAAGGTCGACACTAAAAATAACAGAACCCTGACGCAGAATGCAGCACTGCACGTTTACTTTAAGAACGTCTCACAAGGACTCAACGATCAAAACATGAGCGTCAGAAAAACCTTGAGAGAGGACTTTGAGATGGACTGGACTCCTAATCTGGTTAAAGAATTGTTGTGGAAGCCAATACAAGAAATTGTTTTAGGCACAAAATCTACAACGAAGCTAGAGAAAAAAGATCCAAGTCATGTGTATGACATCTTGCACAGAAAGCTCACTGAGTGGGGAGTCAACGTACCCTTCCCGTCAGTTGAAAACATAGGCGATGCCGATTACGAGTATGAAAACACGAAAGTGTAATCATTGCGGTACGAGAAAAGAATTAGATCAAATGATCTATAAAGGGATTAAGTCGTTTTGTGATACCAAGTGTTTAACTATTTATGCTAAAGTGTTAAACAGCCCTAAAATAAAAGTAAGGTTTGAAAATAAGGATGGTAAAGCGAAGCGACTTAAAACCACAAGAGACTATCTGAAAGAAGCACAAGCAATCTTTAATCGCTACGTCAGGTTAAGAGACATCTACAAAGGACAAGGCTGCATCAGTTGTGATAAGCCGTACGACATGAACCGATACGGCTGGGATGCTGGACATTACATCTCAAGACGATACAACTACACTCGAATGCATACCTACAATGTCCACTTGCAGTGCAAACGATGCAATCAATATTTATCAGGCAACGTCATTGAGTACAGGAAGCGACTGGTAAATAAGATCGGTGAGAATAAAGTTCTGTGGATCGAAGAGAACTATCGCACCCCGCATAAGTTCACGTCAGATTACCTGAAACGGTTTAAAAAAATCTTTAGCAAAAAAGCTAGGAAAATGGAAAATAAAATAAATGATAAATGACGAAAAAAATACTTACGAATTACTAAAAAATACCAACAAGAGACATCCCTCGCATTCAGACTATATATGTGATTATCCACATAAGATTAATGGTATTGAATATTGGGTTCACGCTAAAAGAATTGAGGATGACAAAAAAGAAAGATATGCTGTAAGTTATCACAAGGTATTTATGCAAGGCGAATATACAAAAGAAAAAAGCAAGGAGAAAAACAATGAGTAATCCCTTTGATGAGCAGATAGGTGGATCGCATTATAAGGATTACGAGATAGAACCTTTTGAGTTTATACATCGCAACGACTTAAGATACGCACAAGGCTGCGTCATTAAGTATGTTCTGAGATACAAAGATAAGAATGGCATCGAAGATCTTAAGAAAGCCAAGCACTATCTCGATATGATGATTGCGCTAGAATCTGCGCAAAATGACAAATAAATAGCAAGAATCGCCGTTAAGAAACCGCATACCTAAGCCATTTGTAAATTAATTGTTGCATCTGCTTGCAACATAGGTAAAATAAATACTGTAGATTAACTAATACGGAGAACTCAAAATGACTAACTTAATGAACGAACACACTAAAGCCCTTGTAGAAGTAGCTAAAGCATACTTTAATAACGACAAAATATGGAGGGCTGGACATGAGTTCACAGACAAAAATATTGCTGAAGGAATTATTAAAATCGCAACGCTTAATCGTCGGTGGTTAACTAATGCTGATCTAGGTCAAGCAAAAGAGTTTTTTCACCAGTATTTACCAACACCATTAGCAAACAAAATATAGGAGGAACACTAATGAGAAAAGTAACAAAAATCAAAAGAGACGTATATCAAGAAGTAACCGACAAGGTTCTTGATATGATGGAGACTCATGGGACCGATTGGACTAATCCGATAACTGAGCATGGATGGTCATTCAACGGAGTGACTATGCAGTCTTACACTGGCGTTAACGTGCTACTGTTAGGATCAGTCGGTGGCGGTGCATTCGCATCATACAAGCAGTGGCAGTCTAAAGGCTGTCAGGTAATGAAAGGTGAGACTGGTCATCAGATCATCTTTTTCAAAAAGGTTGTATCTGCTGATAAAGTCACTGGTGAAGAGAATGTCTATCCAATGATCAAGACTTACACTGTATTCAGTGCGCATCAAGTTGAAGGTGAGTACGCTGATCAGTTCAAAGTTCCAGTTGAGAAAAAGGAAGAGCTTGAGCAGAATCAAGATGTGCAAGACTGGGTAGCTAACACTGGCGCAGTGGTCAAGATTAAGAATGAAGATAGAGCTTTCTACAATCCTAACGATGACTACATTCAAATCCCGCCTCAGTCTAGGTTCAATGCAACTGGCTCAAGTTCAGCAGCAGAAAACTATAACAGCGTTTTATTGCATGAGCTTGCTCACTGGACAGGTCATAAGTCTAGATTGGATCGTAGCATCAAAAATATGTTTGGCACGAAAGACTACGCATTTGAAGAGCTAGT